ACGAAATCGTTTAATTCTAGCACTGAGCTGGAGTTTTAGAGATGTGTATGAAAGCTTCACTGAGCCAATGAACTTGATGTTTATTGACGAGCTTGTTGATTCTGGAATGGATAGTGTAGGTATTGAACACTCCATGTCAGTTCTAAAGTCAATGGGACGTGAGATGAATCGTAACATTTTCTTAATCTCTCACAGAGATGAACTAGCAAGCAGAGTTAATAACGTGCTTATGGTAGTCAAAGAAAATGGATTCACTATGCTCGAAGCAGATACACAAGTCATTGAAAATTAAGGAACATTATGACAAATCACGAAATTTTATTAGAACAGTTTGAAGCATACAAAGCTGAAAACGAAAAATTTGCAGGTAAAGGCGTTAAGGCCGCTGCCGCTCGTGCTCGTAAAGCACTACAGGAAATGTCTAAAGCTATCAAAGAACGCCGTAAAGAGATTACAGCGGAGAAAGAAGCGTTAGCAGCCAAGTAATGTGGTTTTACAACGATCGAGTTGTAGACACATTACCTGATGACTGCGTTGGGTTTGTGTACCTTATAACAAACCTAACTAACAACCGAAAGTATGTGGGCAAGAAGCTATCAAAGTTTTCTAAAACCACATACAGGGTTGTTAAACTAAAAAACGGTACAAAAAAGCGGAAGAAGATCAAAAGCAAAATCGAATCCGACTGGCAAACATATTATGGCTCATCCGTAGAACTTTTGGCAGACTTAGCTCAACTAGGCCCAGATAAATTTAAAAGAGAGATTCTGCATTATTGCAATGCAAAAGCAGTATGCTCTTACATAGAAGCAAAAGAACAATTTGATAGAAAAGTACTAGAATCAGCAGACTACTATAACGGCATTATCAACTTAAAAGTACATAAAAATCATATCAAAGACAAACTTTAACTACACGGTTAACTCATCTGTTCAACAGATAAATCCTTATACTTCCTGCGTAAACCGCTAACTCCCCAGACTCATTTACTACTGATAGGCTTGTGTCGCCGATACTATGACACCCATAAAACCAGGCACCAGGGTTGCGCTGGGGAAGGAACTTCCGTGCAGTAGCGGAGACTAACACTCACTATCCTTCACAGGACGTAGATCAATTGCTTGAAAAGATCTGAGTTTAGTATACGTAAAGCTAGAAAGAGCAGGCAATGGTGAACTATTACAACCTGCATATTGCACACGTTATTTCAATTGGGTGTGTGCAGTAGCGTCATAATAAGAAAAGCGTAAAAGGGTACAGCGTGACCGCCCTAACTTTAAGTAGTTGCTGTAATTGAATGTGGCATTGGACTTCGGGTCAAGTGTTTTTATCTTAGCCGGTAAAACGGCTAAGTGTGACTGAAGCATCAGGTCAAGTATTCATTATGTAGTTCATGTATTAAGAAACAACACAAGTATCATACTAAATCGTGTTAAATCTAAAAAATAGGTTATAGTAAACTGAATGAGTTGAGCGAAGCGATACGAAATTCAAGAGCGAAGTATTCGCTCTGCCAAGATAGCTTAACAAATGTCTATCAATGACGAGCAATACCCTTTTTGCCGTACATAGTTTCTGTGTGTTCTTTAATGACTTCGCTTAGTACCATTCTTTCTTCGTGAGTCATGTTCCAAATTTCTTGTGGACTTATGCCTCCCCACACACTTAACATGGATACTTCTTTGATTACGGCTCTTGACTCACTTTCAATGCCCTCGATGAAACGTCGAATCTTGTTTCGATCGAGGCCTAGACTCAAGAGCCGACGTTGAAAAAACTTGTGGGATCAAATAGCATGTCAGTAGTAAACTTGTTTTTGCAATGATCGCATGTTACTTCTAATGTGCGAGTAATACCATACTTGCCAAATGCTTTGATTTCTTCGTCAAGACGTTCGTTACTTGCACGATCTAAGTTCTTAACCCATTCGTAAATGTGATTGAAATTTGTTACTTCAACTCCATCTGGCAATCGTACCACTGTGATACTAGAAGCAAGGATATCTTGACTTAATGCAACTAACTGATCATAACCACGATTGGCAATATCTGCTTTTTGTTCAATAGTAGAGTTTTCGTTCGCCTCGGCACCTTGTAACTGGCGCATTGTGTTAAATTGCACACGAAGTAAGCGACTTTGTGCTTCTAATGTATATGGCTTTAGCTGTACAACCACGCCATTTGCTAATGTTACTGTACCTAATGTTTCAGGAATAGCACGTGATGTTGATAACACACTACCTAAGCCAACTGTGACTCGTTGTGACTTACCGCCGCTTTCTTCACAACCGTGGGTTACATCAAGCTCCATATCATCGCCATAGCTAGTCATACGCATAGCAACTAAGATAGCATCAATGTCGGGCGCTGGGATTTCGGATACATCTGCAATGTCAGGGCATACTGAAGCAATAACTTGTTTTAGTGCTTCGCCGTTTAACAACGAGTCTGGATTTTTTAGAGCCAGTTCATCTTTTGCAGTCATTGGGTATACTGCTAGTTCGCCTGTATCTGACATCTTTGGTGCTACTTTATAGTAGCGGCCACCACTTGGTAGTTCAATATAAGTGCCAGGCTTGCGATAATATTGTGCCAATGGGTTGGCAACAGGCTGCTTAATTGGCTGTTTTAGTGGGTTCGAGTTATCCATGTAGTTAATCCTTAACGGTAAATAGGTGTAATAGAACCTATATCATAAATGTATTTATGTACAGTTTTAACGGCTAAAGGACCAAATCTCTCCAAATGGATGATAAAGAACTCATAAGGGCAATAGACAGATTAACAGACAAGCTAGACAGCGTGTCAAGTTCTGTTGGCCGTGGCAGTAGCCAAACATCATCAGCTGGCACTCCAAAAAATGGTCCAGTACCACGTGCCAAAGCAGTTGATCCTGCACAAAAAGAAAATCGTGTAGAACTAGACAAATCTACTAAGTCAATACGTGCCCAACGTGTGCAAACAGATGCTGAAATTAAAGCATCTAAAGAAGCAGTTGATGCACAACAGGAATTAACCAAAGAGCAAAAAGAAGCCAAGAAGGCCCAAGAAAAAACTACTGAGGCGTTTAAAGATCTTGGTGCAACACTGATTGGGGAAAATGCAAATTTAAGTAGCGCCTTTAGTCGTCTTGGTGGCAATTTAGAATATACAGGCACTACATTTGGTAAGATAGCCGGCGGCATTGCTATGGGTGTTGGGTATGCTATTGGTGGCTTGCAAGAATTTGCCAAGCAAGCTGGTGAGATGGGTGCATTTGCCGACCTTGATAAATTTAGTGTTGGCTCAGTTACGCAAATGAAACTAATGAGTGGCCTTGGCGGCGCATTCATGAAGGTAATTGAAAACAGTAACGGAACATTTAGAGCATTTGGTGCCACAAGTCAAGAAGCCGCAGAAAATTTAAGTAACCTAAGTCGTGGGTTAAAGTATGGTAGTGGATATCTTAATAACACTTTACGTAATGCATTAGGTAAAGATCTTGTTAAGAGTGTTGACCGTGCCGCCCGTGCCGCTCGCTCAATGGGCGTTACTGATGAAGAACAAGCAAAGCTAACAGGCGACCTAGCTATTACTGCGGCCATGGGTGCCAAAAACGAACAAGATGCAAAACAACGACTAGTTGAACAGTATGCTAAAACCATGGAGTCCACAAAGACTCTAAACAGTGCATTTGGTATCAGTGCAAAGGCCGCACTTGCAGCCGCAGAAGCATTTAGAAAAACTGACGCTGGTACATTTGCGGCACGCGGAGGTATGACTGCTGAAACAGCGGCACTGGCCAAGTTGATGCAAGACATGGGTGTTGCAACTGATCCTGAAAAGGCCGCTCGTGCCGCACTAGGTGTAATGCGTGGCGAAGAAGGACAAGCACGAGCTGTAATTGGTGCTGGGCCACAGCAACAGGCTATGGACTTGTTAATGACATCCATTAACAGAGCCGGTGGTGCCAAAGACATGGATGCTGTCGCTAGAGAAATGAAGAATTTAGGTCCGCAAATGGATCAAATTATTCAAGACGCATCTAACCTTGCAGTCAATGCGCCTGGGTATTCTGCAACTGGTGCTACGTTAGCTAGATTCAAAGCAGGCATGGATTCTGCTAAACCTGGTGAGGAGCCTAAGCCAAGAACGTCTGAGACTGACAACATCATGGCCATGAACAGTTTAACAGCGGCTCTTGAAAGTTTGCGTAATGTTATCATTGGTGTCACTGCTGGTATTGCAACCCTAGTAGGCAGCTTAGGTGCAATTGCTGTTATGGGCGGTATTGGCGGCATCTTAAAAGGCGGCCTAGGTAGTAAGATGGGCGACATGTTTGGCGGCGCATTAGGCAAAGCAGGTAGCATGATCCCTGGCAAATGGAATTTATCTGCCGCAAACCAAGGGCCACAATTACCAGGCACAGCTGGCAGTGGAATCATGGACAAGTTAAGTGGCGCCGCTGGCAAAGGCATGGAAGGCTTCGGTGATATACTAGGCAAGTTAGGCGAAAGTAAAACAGTCAAAGGTGCCGCTACTCTTGCATTACTAGGCAGTGCATTGGCATTAACTGCGGTAGGATTAAAAACATTCAATGAAGTAAACTGGACAAGTTTGGTTAAAGGTACCATTGCACTTGGTGGCTTAATTGGTATGGCCAAGTTAGTAGGAGAAGCAACAACGGGTATTGTTAAAGGTGCGGCGGCCATTGCAATTTTAGGTGCGGCTGTAGCACTATCAGCAATTGGATTTAAGACATTCAATGATGTTAATTGGGGTAGTCTAATTAAAGGTGCAGGGGCAATTGCAATACTTGGCGTTGGGGCACAGGTACTAGGAAAGATGTCTGGCAGCATATTAATGGGCGCACTTGCTATTACTGCATTAGGCGCCGCAATGTGGGTCGCAGGCAAAGGCTTCCAAACATTTAATGATCTAAATTGGGAAGGCATTGCCAAAGGAGCAGTTGCACTAGGTGTATTTGCAGTAGCCGCTGGCGTAATGGGCGGCTTCTTACCGGTTATTGCAGCCGGTTCATTGGCAATTGGAGCATTAGGTCTAGCACTTGGTGTATTTGGCGCAGGTGCTTGGGTAGCCGCACAAGCCGCAGATGTGTTTGCTAATGCAATAGAAAAAGTTGGTAAAATTGATGGT